TAGTTCTGCGATTGAAATTACAGCGGCAACAATTGCGCCAGTAGAGGCAAGCACTGAGTTCAAACTAAGTCAGTTCACAGGTAACGGCTCTACGACAGCATATACGCTATCCGCACAAACCCCAGAGAACAACACCAACGTCTATTGGGACGGTGTATACCAAAGCAAGTCCAACTACTCTGTCTCAGGAACAACGCTTACCTTCAGCACAGCACCTCCTAATGGCGTAGCTGTAGAAGTTATGGCGGCACACGCTGTTATTGTTTCTGTAAGCACACCAGATGACAACACAGTCACTACAGCTAAGATTGTCAACAACGCTGTCACAACAGCAAAGATAGCAGATGGCTCAATCACTTCTGCCAAGCTAGGCGCAGGCGTTGGTGGAGCATTCAATGGCTTTGCTATCAAGACATCTGCGTACACCGCAGTTACTCGCGACCAGCTTATTGTGAACTCAAGCAGCGCAGTGACAATTACTCTACCTGCGTCACCTGCGGCTGGCAATGTAGTCTTCATAAAGAACGCTGGCACAGGCGCAGTAACCGTGGGTCGAAATGGCTCTAAGATTAATAGCACAACAGACGATGGTTCATTGGCGGCAGACGCTGGTGCGACCTTGGTATTTGTTGATGCAACGATTGGATGGAAGGAGCTATAAATGGCTATTACATTAGGTGGAGGCGGTAGTGCCTCACAAGTAAATGAGACAATATATATAAACTCAGCAGAGAATCTAATTACTCTGGATGATGGCCGTGTGTATCTCAAGGGTGGCGTGTCATCCACAGACTTAGCTACGTATCCTGACGCTACAGCAGGTTTTGCGTACAGTGGGACAAGTTTTTCTGTTGCTGGTCAGCGCACAGCCCCTACAGGGATTACGTGGGACGGAACACACTTTTGGGTTATAGGGCCAACGTCCCCTCAGAGAGTGTATAAGTACAATGCTGCTGGAGTTTATCAGAACGTGCTTTTTGATGTAAGCGCTCAAGGCACTAGCCCCACGGACATTGTCTGGGATGGTAGCTTTTTCTGGGTGATTAATAATGCAGCCTCTCCGTACAAACGGGTTAGTAAATATAATGCTAGTGGCGTTTATCAGAATGTATTTTGGGAGTATAACGCTGTAACTACTATGGACGGAGAAGGGTTAGCATGGGATGGCACGTTCTTTTACGTGGTAGGCAATGTCACAGACACTATACGCAAATTTAACGCTGCTGGTGTAGACCAAGGAGTAAGTTATTCTGTTGCTGCTCAAGAAACCAATCCAAAAGGGATTACCTTTGACGGGACGTATCTTTGGGTAGTCGGTACTGCTTCTGGTAAAGCTCATAAATATAATACTTCAGGCGTTTATCAAAATGAAAGTTTTGCTGTCAGCCCTCAAGACACCAGTACTCAGGGGCTTGCATGGGATGGTACTGCTCTGTGGACGGTTGGCAAGACGACTGATAAGGTATATAAATACCAAAACCAAATTGGTGTTGCTGTAAACCACCCAGCATATATTTTGCAGGGCCTACAAAACTACATAAGGATTAAATGATGACTTTAGTGATACAAGCTGACCATGTCTCGCCAACGTCAGCAGCAATCTTCTGGCGCAATGATGAACTCGCTCGCACTGATATAGCCGCCACAGTATCTGACTATCCTAACGCAGCAGCCATCCTAGTTTACCGCGAGGCACTCAGGCAATGGCCTGCTACAAACGAAGCTGGTGAATACATCAACGGCTTCCCAGATACAAGACCAGAGGTGAGCTAATGGCTTTAACAAAAGTAAAAGCAGGTGTAATTGCTGACGATTCAGTAGGTGCTGCTCAAATTGCTTCTGACCCTATAGCCGTAGGTATTACCACAGTAGCCACAGCGTCATCATTAACAGCCACGGTTAACACTCATGTCTACGTCAGCGCCGCAGGGCAGACCATAACGCTCCCTGCTTCACCTACTGCTGGTCAGCGGGTGCTGATAACCGTTGGTAACTTTGTCAATACAGTGGTAGGTCGCAACGGCAGCAACATTATGTCTAGCGGCACTGATATGACACTGGACAAAGAGTACCTTTCAATTCAATTTATATTTGCAGACGCTACACGCGGATGGGTAATGGCATGAGTAATTTTACAGATTTTATAGGCGGGGGTGGCTCAGCTTCATATCCCACATTCTTTTTAAGCAAGTCCCAGACTTGGGTTCCACCGCAGGATGGCAATATTTGCATTCACGTTGTAGGTGCTGGAGGTAGTGGGAGTATAGGTGGGCAGTCTAACATGCAAAACATGCGCGGAGGTGGAGCAGGCGGATATTGCAAAAAGAACAGTTTAGCTGTTACAACTTCTGGCTCTTTTACTGTGGTTGTTGGAGCAGGAGGAGCCGCCAGAATTACTAATGTTGATAGCACCTCTGTTTATGAGTCAGGATATGACGGAGGAAATTCTACAGTTTCTGGTACAGGTCTTACTTCTACTTTAACTGCTAACGGCGGTGAAAAAGGTGCGAGAGTTACTTTTGGAGGAGGTGGGACTGCAAGTGGAGGCGATTTAAATTACACAGGCGGCAACGGCAGAACCTATGCTGGAGGCGGGGCTGTTAATTTAACAAACACGGGAACTACTCATAACGCAACTGTTCTAGCACAGGATACAGGGTTCTACGCAGGAACTCCCCAAATACAGGGAAACTTTTGGGATTCTAAAGAGGGTGTACTAATGGGCGGCAAAGGGGGGATAGGGTGTCGTAACCCCACCTCTACAAACAGCTCCATGCAAACTCTTGTTAGCGATGGTGGATTTTTAGCTGGAGGCGGCAATGTCATGTGTGACCAAGCTAATATTTATATGTCTATATATGGAGGTGCTGGGGGTCTAGGTGGTGGTGGAGGGGCAGGAATTCTCAGGAATACTAAAGGAGCCGCTGGCGGTCTTGGCGGTGACGGTGTTGTTGTTATCCAGTACCTACCAGAATAAGGAGATATGAAATGAAATATAATATTAAAGATGCTGATGGCAACATTACAAATACCATCAATGCTGATGCTGAGTTTGTTGAAGCTAACTTTGAACACTATGAATTGTATGTTGCACCTACACCCGCAGAACCTACAGCAGAAGAAGAAGCCCGACAATGGCGCAATATCAAACTGTCATCTACAGACTACATAGTACCTTTGACAGACCATCCGCAACATGCAGCTTACATATCGTATAGAGAATCACTGAGGTCGTGGCCCTCCACAGATTCGTTCCCAGACACAAGACCAGAGGTGAACTGATGTCGATTACTAAAGTATCCTCAAGCGTTCTTGACAACACTGGTATCCCTACGGCAACGGTAAGCAGCAATGCAAACGCTACGGCTAACACGCATCACTTTGTAAGTGCATCAGGTGTAACACTGACGCTCCCTACGCCAACTGTGGGCATGAAGGTTTACGTTACTGTAGGTAACTTTGACACAACAGTCATTGGCCGTAACAGCAGCACTATCGTAGGCTCTGCAACAGACTTAACAATAAACGTAGCTAACATGTCTATTGGGCTTGTTGGAACTTCAACTTCATCATGGGTGTTCATATAAATGTCGAATCTTACTGAACTAATAGCAGGCGGTGGCGGTTCTCTGCCAGTAAATATAGTATTAACTTCATCACAGACATGGGTTCCACCTGTTGATGGGACTATTTGCATACACGTTATTGGTGCTGGAGGCGGTGGTTTTTCGTCAACGGGCAACCCAAATTCTGGTGGTGCAGGTGGTTATTGCAAAAAAACTTCACTAGCTGTGACTACTTCTGGTTCCTTTACAGTTGTAGTGGGTGCAAAAGGTCGTGGTGGAGCTGGCGGTAATGTAGGATTAAGCGGTGGAAATTCTACTGTTGCAGGAACAGGGCTGTCAAACACCCTAACTGCTAACGGAGGAACAGGGGCTACATCTTCTGCTGTTGGCACAGGAGGGTCAGCCACAAATGGAGATGTAAATAATACTGGTGGAAACGGCTCAGGGGGAAACGAATGTGGCGGAGGCGCTGTTGGTATTTATGGTACTGGAGAAACCCCCCAACCTGGTGCAACTTATGGAAACCGTGGTGGAGAAAGCGATTCTCAAGCACATGGTTTTGAATCAATGAGTGGTTACGGGTATCTTGTTGGCGGTAAAGCAGGAAAACTAGTTAATATAAATAGTGCTGGGGCTAACTACATACAACCTACATACGCTGAAATTCACGGAGGGCCGTTGTCTGGTGGGGGCGCACAGAAAAATCGTTCCTCGAATACATATACATACGTACACGGTGGGGATGGTGGTATAGGTGGTGGCGGTGGTGGGTGTCGTAATGCATCAAGCGCATCTTACGCTGTTGGTGGCGATGGTGGCAGTGGTGTCGTAATAATCCAATACTTACCTGCATAAGGAGAAAAATATGATTTATAACATTTTAAGTGCTGCTGACGGCAATATAATTAATAGAATTAACTCAAGTGCTGAGTTTGTTGCAGCTAACTTTGAACACTATGAACTGTATGTTGCACCTACACCCGCAGAACCTACAGCAGAAGAAGAAGCTCGCATGTGGCGTGATGGCGAA